CCAGTATCGAAATCACCTTCCATTGCAGTTCTAATTGGAGCTCTTACAAAATGTTTAAGTCCATTAGGTGCATCTGTTTTAATGAACCAAGCATCAGTATCAGTTAGGAAGTTATTTACAACGTACCCTTCAGGTACCATTCCCATTGATTTGATAGCATTGATATCATTATCAGCAGTGCCTACTCGGCCAGCGGATTTCATTAAACGCTCAGCTACAAACTGAAGATTTACCGGAATGATCATTTTCATGCCTCTTAAAGCAATCTTTAATCCTCTTTCATCCTTCATATTAGCGATGTCAATTAAAATCTGTTCAAGTGAAGTTTCACTTAAATCAGCTGGAACTGCCAACTCGTTCGTTTGGTTTCCACTAAGTGTAGGGTGTGTCGTAGCACAAAGCTCCGTGTTATCCCCACCAAGATAAGCAGTGTTAAACGCTCTGTTAAGAATGTTTGCTGCTTTTACTTGTCTAGTGTTAGCCATAGAACGCGCTAATGCTTTGGTGTAGCGAGTGCTAAGTTTGTCGTAAAGATTATCCTCTACAGCTTCTTCTGTTAGTGCAAAAGCTAAAGCAATAGTCTCATTGGTATACCTAGCAGTGTAAGTTTCTTGAGCGTCTTCATAAGAGACACCTTGGCCTTCCGGCTTTACAGCTGCATTGGCGAAACCGCCGAGCATTACTTCTTCTTCGAAAGCACGATCAGATGATTCTGAATCGAATATTTCTTTGTCTTGATTTTCGTATCGGTCATACTCTAACCCGAACAGTGCATTTAAACCTGGTTCGAGTTCTTTGACCAATTGCATTCTTGAAATTACCATTGTTCAATTCTCCTATAGGTTATGCCCCAGTAGCTCTGTTATAGTACATATGCTCATTGAATCTTACGATGTAATTACAATGTTGCGTAGCTCTATCAGAGTTTGCTGGATCTTCTGAAATACGAATTAGACGGAATTGTGCCGTAGCATTACCACCAGTAACAGCTGCTGCCAAAGTTGACTTTGACTGACCATTAATAGTAGCGCCGGCAACATAGACAGAGTCTATATTGTCGCCAAGTGCTGCGTCTGCTAAAGTAGCAGTTCCACCCATTTGTGCTTCAAGAAGAATATTCGGATCGTCATAGATATACGCGTCTATTGTACCTTGAGTAATATTAATACTACCCGGGTAATAATTTGACCACGTTGGTTTTTGTGTAGTAGGATCTTGATAGAAACAACCGTTAAAGATGCCCAAATTGTCGACGGATGTACCTGTACCTACAGTTACGAATCCCGCTGCCATTTGAACTATATCGCCTTTAAATATAGCTGTTCCGTAGTTATCTTCAATTTTGTACTTTGACGTACCTGCATTGTTGATATCACTACCTAATTTTCCTACTGGTCTAAAACCGTGTGGCGCGTCTACATTTGCCATGATTTTTCCTCATAGTTAAAATATATACCTTATCCCTTATGGATAAAGTAAAGTTTTTTAATTTAGGGGTTGAAATCTAACTAGATTTTTTGCCACCAAAACTAACTTGCGACCTGCTTTCTCTCGAAACAGGCATACTAGGATGTTGGTCCTTAAGTGGATCGTTAGCGATAGCGTCGTCTTTATCTTGCGTAACTTGTGCAAAATGAGCCGATCTTTCTCTAACAGTTTCCTCAGGAATCCTTGCTAGCATTAAACCTCCAACAGCTATAACACCGTTCCATTTACCTGAATCTAATTGAGGCCATTCAGTATCAGGATATTCGTCAGCTCTGACAAACTCCCAACCTTCTCGCATTCTAGCTGAAACATTTTTACTGTCCGGCTGTCCTAGCGTTTCGGCCCTTATCCATCGGTGTTTAAAACCGGTTGGAGCAGGTGGTGCGTCTAGTTGTGATGGTGGAACCCATGGTTTCCTCTTCTCTTTACGAGAGCGGGTTTCGGATTCGCGTGATGGTAATCTATCTTTTTTTTATATTCATATGCATTACTCCTTCACGTACTTCGCATATTCGCTTAGTGGCACGCCTAGTTTTTTTGCGATAGCAACTTGTGATGGCGAGAGTCTCACAGTGCCTTTCCGCGCGCCTGGTTGGCCGCCTCTGCTTGCAGGGGCTACCATTTGAGGTGGCGATGTCCTTCTGTCGTCAAACTTGTGAGGAAATGTTTCCCTCATTCTGATATCTATCTCACTATAATAGTC